ATCCAATATCTTTCTTGGGGATTTTGTGAATGCATTAAGTAATCAAGAGTAGGATATTTATTTTCATCAAAAAAATGATGATTTTTTTCCGATATGGGATAAATAGGAACTTCTACTTCTGGAACTTGCTGTTTATGAAATAAACTATATTCTTCTATTTTATTATAAATTTCTAAAGTATTTGCTTCAAGTTCATCATAATCCAAAGGAGTTCCTTGTAAATTTTGTTTTACTTCTTCGGTTGTTTGCAAATAAGCCGCAGAATAAAACGCATCAGTTTCTCTATCACCTTGTTTAGAATTTAAATAAGCTTTGTGAACATATCTATCACTTGCTTTAAGATAATGTGCGTCTGTAGTCACTATCATTTTAATATTAAAATATTTAGCAAGTGCGGGCATTTTATTGTTTACCGTAAGCTGGTCTTTACTTTGGGCTGGTTGAACCTCTAAATAAAAATCATTTTCAAACAAATCTTTGCAAAAAGTTATTAATTCAATAATTTTATTATACGCTTCTCTTTTGCCATCTATATCTCCTACGGTTTCACATTTTACCATTTGAAGAATCATTTGGTCTGTTTCACTACCTAGACAAGCAGAACTAGCAATTAAATGACCTTTACCGTATTTTTTAACGATATTTTCCAATTCAGATTTTAAAGTAGGAACACGCTCCATTCCCCTATCATAAAATGAATTTATCCATGAGTTTGAAGATAATTCTCTCAACATTTTATGACCGATGCTATCTTTAGCAATTAAAATAAAATGATAATAAGGCTGATTTTTATCTCTAGTGCTTGTTAAATATATTTCGTTACCAAGACCTATTTTAAATGACTTATTTTTTTCTTTCGCATAATCGCGAAGTTTATCAAACTGGACGTGTCCACCTAAACTTTCGTGATCTGTAATACATAAACCAGCGAGTCCAATTTCAAGAGCACGGTCTATCAAGTCTTTCGGTTTATTAATACAATCAAGGAGACGAATGTTTGAATACATACTATGTGAATGACATTCAAATCTGCCCAATATCCATCACTCCTTTTTAATTTTTAAAATATTTGTCATTAATATAATTAAACCAACGTTCGACATTTACTGCTGCATAATTTGAACTACTAACAACATCTAAAGTTTTAATAGTTGAAATCCAGTCATAAAAATCTAATGTTTGTTCAATATCTAAATCGTAAAAATAGCTATAAACAATTGTAAAAACAAGTTGATGTCTACTTGTAACTTCAGAAAAAGTTCCTTCAGCATCTACGAAATAATCTAATATATTAGCAATTTGTCTTGACTTCTTACTTAAAGTATTTCGCCATCTAATTAATTCATCATCACTTAAATTATTTGGATTTTTAATGTAAGCTAAATCATTTCCTTTTAAAAGATCTTTTGGTAACAATGAAATAGGTGTAATTTCATGTTTATAATCCATAGCTAACATTAAACCTAAACAATTAATTAAATGTTCTTCGGCGATATCGTTGTTTTGTTTTTTTTCTGAATATAATAAATCAATTGCAGGATGATTTAATAAAGTTTTTGAAAAATATACTCTTAATAATCCATTTTTTGCAATTTCTTTTTGAAATGGCCCTAATGGTTTCCCATTATTTAATTTATAGAAAAGTGTTTGAATGCCTCTGTCTGTCATAGAAGTAAAAACCTTAAAGTTAATTTCTTCTTGAAGAATATCATCTTGAAAAGATTTTGGTAAATCAGAAAAAGAAATATTGGTTTGAGAACCAAATAAAGAATAAAATTTTTCTTTTGCCCTACATTTACGCCATAGTAAGTCCCCTTTTATAAAATTAATTATAGTCATTAAACGTTGTTTTCCATCTATAACAGAAAAAATGCTTCTTTCATAATTAACCATTATTTCAGGAATTACCTCTCCATTTACAAGAGTGTCAATTAAAGTTTGTTGCTGATCAGAAGTCCAAACTAAACCTCTTTGACAGCTTAAATCAAAATTCAATCTATTTTGATCATAAAAAGATAGAATTTGATTTAAATCATAGTTTCTATTGGTTGACTCATATGGTTTTTCTATTTTCAACTTTACTCCTTTTTTCTTTATAATATTTTTACTTTCTATAAATATTATACCATATAAAAAAAGAGCTGTCAAGTTGACAACTCTCGAGGTTAAGGCATAGATAATAAAATATCCTGTTTTATTCTTTCTCTATCTGCCACGTATTTATGTTTTTGATTTTTTTTCTCTTCTTTTTCTAAAAGAAACTTATCAATACCAAAGCTTCTAGCTTTTTTAACAAAATCAAACAGTTCTTTTTCTGTATCAAATCCTACCGCATGAATATTACAATAAGCATCCTCTTTAATTCCAAGTCCTTCTGAATATAAAATATTAAAACTGTATTTATTAGTATCAAAATTATAAATTAAATTATAATGACCATGAGTATAATGTGGTAATGTTGGTTCTAAGCCTTGATTATTAAAATGTTTAGATATTTTTAACGTCTTATTTGATTTAGATAATTCTATATCATCTTTATCAAAATCTTTAAAAGTTGAGTATTTAACTAAAGATATTGGTATTTGAGATAAAGCATGAATAATTATTTTTCTTTCTTCTAAATCATGATAATTAAATTTTTTATTAAAAATATTACTAAAGACATATCCTTGTATAGATTTATCATTAGAAAGTATCTCTGATTCTTCTACATCTACTCTATATCTATAATAATCTTCTTCATACCAATTAATAAGCATATTACTCCTAAAAGTCAGAACGTTTTAAAAAACCCATTCATGTCTTAATTCAAAATCTTCTATCATAATTTGAGCGCTTACTCTCCCCATCCATTCATTTTTATTGCACTTACCTATTAAAGTAATCAAAGCATTATCTTCTAACATAGACATATATTCTTCTTCACTCGATCCAAACTTCATAATATCAACACCATTATCTAAATGGATTTTAATAGTTGGATGTTTATCTGGCGACAGTAATTGAACTTGACAAAATGATAGTGGAATATCTTTTAAACAAATTAATGGTTCAGAAATATTTTGACCCCAGTAATCTATAGAATTTGCAATCTTTAAAATAATATCTGGATCAACGTCTTTTATTTCCCAAATGAAATCAACCCAATAGATAGGTTCTCTAGAAGAATTTTTATATTGTTCGTTAAACCAATTTTTAAAATCCTGTATTTTAGATTCAGGAATGGAAGCTCCGAAAGCATTTCCATGGCCCTGGCAATATTCAAAATACTGGCTGTCACTACATATTTTCCGCAGGTCTTCTATTTCAGATAATCCATAGTTTCTTGCGGAGCCTCGATAAAAAACTTCCTTATCATCTTTTGTTTTACTTTTTATTAGAACAAATACTGGACGTTGATATTTAGCCATAAGCTTATTAGCAACCAACCCCGCAATATTCTTTTCAACTTCGTCAGGCTCACATTCAAAAATTAAAACACTATTCTCTAGCATATTGTCGTTTTGAATTTTTTTCTCTAGCACTGCCATAGTATTATCTTGTAACTTAGTTTGTCGAGCTTTAACGTTGCCCGCAATTCTTACAGCTTCTTCTACTCTTGGAACTAACTCACCTTTGTGTCCTCTTTTACCAGATTCAATTCTTTCAAAAGCATATATTGGAAGCATAGATTTAAAAATTAAATCTTTCTCTTCCATAGTTCCAGAGCGAATAACAGCATTAATTAATGGAACTATGTACCAAGCAACAGAAGTATAATTAAGCCCACCTTTTTTATCAATTAAAAATTTATTCTTTTCTGCCATATAAAATAAAAAAGGATTCTTTAAAGTTTGAATTTCAAGACCAAATCTAACAATCGCATGGGTTTCCATAGATGTATAATTCATCATATCTCCGCATAACCCCACCGCAGCTAAATCAAGAAAATCATTAGCAACATCCAGTCCCACAATTTCATCATACGCTCGACAAACTTGCCAAGTAACTCCAACTCCTGACAAGTCTTTATTAGGATAATCACAAATTTGATTATTAATAATTACAACATTGTCATCTTCATACCATTCATCGCTATGATGGTGATCCATAATTAGAACTCTAATTCCACGTTCAGATAATTTTTTAACCTCTTCTATATCGTTTGTAGCCGCGTCGGGCACGATAACTAAATCTATATCATCTGAAATTTTGTCGTACACATCTTGAAGTCCATGCTGCTTTCCAGAATGTAAAATATATTCTATATTAACACGTGGATCTGTATAAGCATGATATTCCATTAATGCCGATAAATAGTTAATAATAAGAGCTGCTGACGTCATACCATCCACGTCTGAATCGACAACCACACAAATCTTTTGTCCAGAAGGTCTATCATTATTCCATTCTCTTGGTTGCCAACTAAAAACGTCTCTTAAAAAGTCTACAGCTTTTTCCATTTTTTCTTTTCCAAAAGCAAAAGGTGAATTAATTTCGTTCCAACCAGCATTTTTCCATCTTTCTACATCGTCAATTCCTCTGCTTTTAAGAATATCATCTACACTATTAACTTGAATATTCTCATCATATAATTTATATTTCATCTATTACTAACTCCTTTAGTTCATTAATATATGCATTCCACATTCTTTATCATTACATTTATCCCAATCTGAACGGCCGCAAAACCCTTCTTTTAGACAATTACCAAATTCTTTTCTTTCTTCGTATAGCTCTTCCTCTAATTCTTGAATAGCAAAAAATTCCTCCATAAAATGATCCATGAGCCTTCCAGATTGGAGATGATAACTTTCTCTTATTCTTTTTTCTTCACTATTTATTCTCATCAATATCATACCAATCACAGAACATTCCTCTTATATTCCGAAAGGAATAAAAAATTACTTTATCTTTTAAAATACATTTCGTATAACCACATCCGCATGGATTATAAACGTAAGTTAAATATTTACAATATTTACACCTATGATGTAGAAGTCTATAATCTAAAATTTTTTTATCCATTATAATACCACTCTACGTTAGATATCTTTTATGTTTATTAGTCAAATCTTTTAATCTTAATTTGTAATTCTTCTGCTTTTTTAACACAATTTTTTGTTCCTTTTCCACCTTGAAAAACTAAAAGCATATCTATATTGCTTTTTAACATTTTTTCATTTCTAATAGGACCTGCGGCTTTACCATATTTATTCCAATCAGCAGGATATTCCTCTGTTTTAGCTTTAAATTCTTTTGCAACTTCTGCACATAATTGGTCACATCCTGAACAGCCGCCATGAACAATGGTGTCATTTTCGTTTAGATTAATTTCTTGAAAGGCTTTCCTAATTATTAAAAAATTCATAAAATTACGTCCACCAGTTACAGCTATTCGTCTCAAAATATTCTCCTTATAATACCACTCTATTCCTCCATAAATAAAAAAAGGCTTCTTTCCCGCAATCAGTTGGGCTTTGTTTGTATCCTAATAAATTATCTTTATCAAAAAGAAAACTAATATTTGCATATGTAGAATATTTCTGATATAACTTTTCTAATTTTTTAATTACATCATAATAATCTTCATCACCAGATTCTTTAAAATCTCGATCTAATCCAATGCAAATTTCTTTAGCTCCGCAATCCAATAGCAACTGAAATTGATATTTTGATAAGTTACTTCCGCACATTCCTACTGCTATAGTTCCATCTACTCCTAAATAATTCATAGCTTGAAGTGCGGCCTTCTCTGATTCTAATACTATAGCAACACCCGCACGTCTAATATTATCTTTAGATATATTTAAGCCATATAAATTAAATGATAAAGGATGATTACATAATTTTCCATTAATTTTAGCTGGTCTATATTTACCAAATTGTTCTTGCTCTTGGATTAAAGTTCTTTGTCTGATACCGATTAATCTATTGTCAATATCTCTGTGCGGAATTAGTATAGCCGCGTTTACTGGATCATATTTAATTCCAACATAATCCATTATTTCTTTTGGGATATATTCTTTTTCCCAAGAAGGAAATCTAACAGAAGGATAATATTGAATTAAATTATCTAATTCTGGTAAAGATACTTTATCTTTATTAATAGATACTTCATTTATTTTATTATATCTATTAAAAATTTTCCAATCTTCAGAAGTATCGTTATAATCTAAATTATCTATTTCACTTTGAAGATTAAAAAAATTAACTACAAAAAAGATTGCTTTATTTAAATCTTCTATATCTTCTACTTTTTGAACTAATTCAAAGATATCAAAGCTTCCGCAACTTCCAGTAAAACATCTAAACAATTTTGTATTGTCATAATAATAAAGTTTATGTGAATCGCCACCATGACAAATTGTTTTAGATGTTATATAGTCAGAGAACATTTGCGGCTCTGCTCCAAAAAAATCTAATAAATTATATACATCTTCAATTTCAATTCTATCTTTCACTGACTCTTTATCATATGTTGCCACTCCTGTCCTCCTTTCTATACATGTGTATGAATATTTAATTCATTGATTTCTATTAATTCATAACTATAATCTGTTAAAAATAATCCATCAAATCTTGCGGTGGCTTTATCCGCATACATCCAGAGAAAACAATTTGAATATTCTCCTCTACGATTTTTATATATAGACATTTTAACGTTTGGAACTCGCTGATTCTGTTCATTTAATACATTGTCAAGACGCTCTAAATCATCTTTAGTGACATCTAATAAAATCATTCCCACGTCCACTTTATCGGCTATGGCTTTGGATCCGCGAAGTAAATTCTGATCCGGTATATCGTCTGTTTTCCAAGCCTGATTCAATTGTGTCGCCGTCATGATAAATACGCCAAATGTTGTTGCAATTTCTTTTAGTTTAACAGATAATAAAAAAAGAATTAAATCTTCTCGCAACTTCATACCACTAGATGCTCTAGCAATATCACTAATTATTTTCATAGAAGAATGTAAATAATCATAAAATATAAAACGTACTTTTCTTGTCCTAATATTTCGTTTAATTAAATTTTCAATATCTTTTATTCCAAAGTCTGGAACAACATAAATATATGCGGGACTTTCTTGAAAAATTTGAATTGCTTCAACTACTCGCTCTCGTTCAGCAAAACCCAATGAATTATTTAAAATATTTGATTCATTAACATCTGCAAGAAAAGCTATTGCCAAAGTTTGTAATTCATCTATTTCCAGCTCTGTACTAATAAACATACTTGGCATAGCGGGACCATTATCTCTCCATTCCCCATCTCTCCAAATTTTTGGACAAGCGGCATTACAGAAGTCTGCCATCATAGTCCTTGACTTGCCAACTCCAGTTGCAGCTGACCGGATGTAAAATTTTCCTAATCTCATCCCGCGAGTAATACTATTCACAAGATTGCCATACATCGGATAACCTACATCGGGCCTTCTCTCTAAACTGTGAATTAAGTCTGCCATCCCATCACTTAAAAGAACACCATCATCAACAGAATTATCTACATACCTAGAGCGTATATCTAAAATTCTATTCTCTATTTTTTCCGCAACCTCTTCAAGAGTTAGACTATCAAAATAATTAAACTGTTGTTGTCTCTTTTCAAAATCAGTTATATTATCCATATCCAAGAGCCAAGATACATCTAATCCTACTTTAACATATCCTCTTAATAAAGTCATCTTTTTAACTCTATTATAATAATAATCAAAATTAACTACATCTGCGGAATCTAATACTTCATTTAACCATTTTACACCATTACTTTGATTAAATATAGCTTTACTCTCTGGTCTATCTTCAAGATAACTAACTATATTTTTAATTTGAATATCTTGAGTACCCATTATATAGAGATTATATATTGCGCCAAATACAACTTTATGAAACTCTGATACAAAATCATCTTCTGTATAAAAATACACGCCATCGCTATCAAGGAGAGATTGATCTCGTAAGACACATCCAATTAATTGTACACATGATTCAGAATCAACATATCTATTTTCGTTCAATCCTACCTCCTTATTTTAAATTAAAAAAATTCATACCTCTAGGTTTTCTAATTGGAGGTAAATCAAAATCTACTTCTCTTGTATCTTGATTTACAAAATCTTTAATATGCTTTCCAACATTAAGTTGTTTATTTCTTCTTTGCGCAGCTTCGTGTTCAAAATATTCTTGTTTAATCCAAGGAATGATTCCTATTCCTCCACCAGATCTAGAAGCATCTATTTCCTTATCAATATTTTTTATATAGAACCAATAATGAACAGCTCCCCAAAGATTCCTCATATCAAAACCATCTTCAAGACAAAACTTTTGAATATCTTTATTGACTTTACCCTTGATATAATATTTACCTAATTTCTCTTGCGCCGCAGCATGAATTTTATCTGCATACTCAGCGCATTCTTTATGCGCATAACGACGATATTGCGGCGATACATATTCAACTTCATCTCTATCAAACTGTTGCCCGCAATATAAACATTTTACAGGTGGTGCCATTTACCCTTCTTTCATTTAAAATATATTTTTCTTTTATAAATATTATATCATATCTTGGAAAGAATGTCAAGATATAAAAAAACCAGCCCCGAAGGACTGGTTTATTAAAGTTCGATTTTCCGCACATTTTCTTCTGAATAATGTTTTTTCTTATTGCATCCAAGATAAGTAAAAGTATCTTCAATACCATGTTTATTATCGTCTCGCCATACACGACATAACCATCTACCAAAACTATCTGTCTTTGGCTCTTGGATTTCTTGGTGAGATTTGATTATAACGTTTTGATTTAAAAATTCTTTTTCCGCATATCTTTTACAAATCAATCCAAGTTCTTTTTCTTCTCCTTTACATTCAGGAGTATCCAAATCTAATATTCTAATTCTTTCATGTATATGAATATGGAAACCTAAATCTATATCTACATCATAGGTATCTCCATCAACTACATTAGTAATAAGTCCTCTATAAGTATACATTTTTCTCCTATGAATTAATATATAAAACAATTTTTCCTATATTATTATATTCACATGAAGCAACAATAGTAATAGACCAATCATCTTTTTCAATAAAATTAACTTCTTCAAAGCCATAATCTATAAGGATGTCTTTAATTTTATTTTTAAAATCTTTAGAATATTCAGTAGGAAATTTTTTTAAAACATCTTGTATCATATTAGTCCCCTCCTTACTAATACATGTTCACAGTCCCTAACCCAGGCCTGGCTCAACTACGGGAGTTCTGTAAACGCCACTTATACATTAATATCTTGATTCAACTCTAAAAGATATTTCTACATCTCCATCGTCCATGTAACCTTCTACAGTTGGAAAATCGTTTGGATAAGTAGCAGCTCTATTGCAATAGAAATTATGTTCTTTACAAAAATCTTCAAGTTCTTCTAATGATTTACAATATTTAGCTTGAGCTAATTCGCCGCTAATATTCATTCTATAATTAGTTATCATGCCAATAGTCACTTTCAACAGAAGATATATCTTTAGGCCCGCATTGATAACTATCGTAATGACCACTATTTTTAAGTTCTTCTTTAATCTTTTGCATAGTTTTCTTTCCAAAAGCCGCATCTTCTGCGACTGTAACTTTTTTTGATTCTTTTTTAACCGCATGATTTAAATAAAATAATGCTTTCTTCAAATCTTTAAGTTTACTATCTTTGCGGCCAGCTCTAGATATATATTTTACAACATTCCCTAAATCAAAATCTAAATTCCAATCATTAATTACTTCTATTGGTTCAAAAGAACGCCCCTCACAATAATGTGAGGGACGAGTAATATCATTATAGTCCATTGCCAACTGCTTCTGTTAAATCATCAACGATAAGAACAAGCTGTTCAACTTGATCACGAGACATATCATTTACCTTTTTACCCTTACCAAGATGACGTTCAATGATTTCCGTAATCCGAGGAGCCCAGTTCAAAGCAAAAGCAGAACCTGTTACTTCTTGAATTTTACCAACAAGAGTTTTGAATTGACTCATTAACTCATCAAAATCAGGGCCTTTGTCTACTATGTGCGCAGTAGTTGGTTTTGATGTTACATATTTTCCATCTGTTTCTTCGGCTTGTTTATCAATAGCATCGCCGATAGCATCTACTAGATTTTGATAATTAAATTCAATCCAATCAGGAGTATATTTAAATCTAGAACCTGCTACAAATCTAGGAGTCCCACGCATATAACCGATTGTATGAGTATTACCTTCTTCATCCTCTGTTGGATGCGCGTAAAGAATAATATCACTCATCCTATCAACAACAAGTCTTGGCTGATTTGCCAGAGTTGGAACTATCTGGTTGTACTCTTCTCCATTCTCATCCTTAAAAGTTTTATCTTGCGCGTGGCTGATCATCACTAGACCATATCCCATTTGAGGAATTTTCCGAAGGGCTTCATCAAATTCCTTCTTCGCAAGATTGTACCCTTTGCCATAAGCAAGATCTCCTACGGAAGTAACACCATTGGATGAACAAATATATTTTTCACAGAGATCGTATGCGATGTCTACAGTGTCCACAATGATATTTTTAAAGGTGGCATGCCCCTGTTCAGAATCTAACTGTTTGAGAATTTGTTTAAATTCAGACCAGCGATTAACGGGCTGGGCACGAACCCCTGGTATCGCTAAATAGCCGGTTTCAAAGGCACACAATAGAGCATCCGGAAATTTAGACGCAATAGTAGTCTTTCCCGTTTTCGGTTGACCGTACAGAAGAACCGTATATCCGCACAGGTCTCTTGAAACTTCATGTGGCTGGATGTTAAAAATATCAATAGCCATACAAACTCCTTTCTATTTTACACTTTATCTTAAACTAAAATGCAAAATCGTCGCTACTTCCAAAAGTTTTCTTCGGAGTAGAAGTTGCTGGAAGATCAGGAGCTGCTGCAAAAGCAGATTTTGAAGAATTATTATTTCGCTGCTCCGCACGCTCTTTTGCTGCGGCTACTATATTCTCATGATTGTTAAGGCATTCAATAAGCTCATCTTCTGTAATGAAACTTTCGTCACCAAACGGAAGTGTTTCAGGCGAAGAACCATCAATAAGCCACTCACGAGTTGTTGTAGTGGTATACTCAATCGTAGGCTCTCCCCATGCTGACTCGATCTGATGCTCGTGACGAATGGTTGTAGATACGATTCGTCCCCAAACATGAATACCGATAGGATTACCAGTTGACGCACCAAGTCCTTCAAAATAATTCATACCATTTTGATTGCGAATAACAAGAACTACAGGAGTCGCTTCACGACGGAATGTATTAAATACATATCCATTGATCTGACCATAATTATCTCCATCTTCAACCTCTCGCTCGATATAATTAACCATTACCATATCAAACTTAAAAGTGTTACGCTGCTTTTCATTAAAACCATTTGCCGAAGGATGAGCAAAATTAACATCAATAGAAGGACGATCAACTAGATTTCCATCTTGACCAACAAAAGGATTAGAAGAAGCAGACGCAGTAATGCGGATCTTGTATGCTCCATCCTTGCCTTTAGAAGATACAGTTAAATCATTATTTTCAATATCATTAAGAACACCCCATGAAGAGTTCTCTTTTCCTGACTTGCTAAAGAACTCTGTCACAAAATTAAAACGAGCTGGAACAATATTAGTACAATCCTCATCTGTAGCAATGTTTAGAGTTCCACTAATGTAATCCGTATTAGGACGCTTAGACTCTGCGCTAGTATGTCCATGATATAGAGAACCGTCTCGGCCACCAATTGAAAAAACATATCCTTGTAGATTAATTTCATTTACCATTTGCTTCATAAAATTCCTCTTTCTCTTTTTATTTTAATTTTCAATTATATTATAATATATATTTTTATTTTTGTCAAATCGCAATTATTACTTCACCAGTTTGTTTATATCTATCGAAAGTAAAACAAGGAATTCTTTCACCACACTCTTCGCATTCACAACAAGGTACAACACCTTGATAATTAACTTTCGCAAGAACATAATGCCATTTAGTTTCTTTGTTACAAAAATGACACATACCTGTTTCTTCAATAGATCCAAAGCGCCAAGGCTTATCGTGTTTTCTCACTATAATCTTATTCCCATTCATTCATGATTAACTCTTTTCCAAGAGGAAGAGATTTAACCCAATTAACAAAATCAGTATTCCATTGCGGCAAACGATGGTTCTTTCGTTGATTGTACATATTTCTTAAAACTTGATAATTTAAATTTACTGTGCGGGTCTGCATATAACATTCTGGTAAAAATGCTTTCGCCGCAATAAAGTATTTTTCTTTTTCCTCTTGGGTAAGATCTTCATGGTGATAAATGTCAATAATAGTATTAATAGTATTAATAGTACCTATCATTTCATCATCTAGATATTGATCAAAACCCCATTCATAATCTAAATCATCTTTAGAGATTCCGTCTTTCATAAGACGATGCATTGTGCTTTGACTATTAGCAACTGTAGAGATTTTATAGGTATCAAATTCAGACCACCAGAATCTTGGGGCACGAATGTCAACCCATACTTGAATCATTCTAATAAATTTGTAATGTGAAGGATCTCCAGCGCTGCAAAGTCTTTTCATTAAATTATAATCATTATCACCGATAGTTATTTCAGTTTCATCAATATAAGAATCCATTTTATCATATGATTTTAAAGGATGTCTTGCGCCATAGATTGCCGGACGAAAACCTTCTACTAAAAGCGTTTTAAAAGAAGCCAAATTAACTCCTTTCATTAAAAAAGAAGCGGGGCATTACACCCCGCTAAATCCTTTTATCTCCTAAAAATAAATTACTCGGCAAGCTCAGCAGTTACATCAAGAGCAAGACCAGCAGGAGTTGCCTTAATATACTTAACCTTTGGATCATCAGTCTCTACGCGCTCAGCGAAGCCCTTTTTCTGAAGGCCGGTAACGGTACCAGTTACAGAACGGGGTGATAGATTAACAGCCTCCGCGATATCCTTGTGGGTAAGCTCCTCACCATCATGCTCCTGTAGGAAGGTGAGTACTGTCTGCGCATTCTCTGAAAG